AATAAAGATCAGCGCCTCTTTGCGTCCTGCTTTTGGGTTCTTTTCGCTTTTGCGATACGACAAATCAACAGCTCTGCCAGTCGCATGCACCGACAAAGACCCTGGCTTACCGCGCATGTCGCGTTGACCCCAAGAACCGTTGTTCCACAGCGCGCCATTTGATGCAGCGATTGCTTGCTTTATCCATTCGTTCATGCCGGCACGTGGGCCAGCGGATGGGCCGTCTGCGTTGCCAATGTAATCGCGTGCGTTCGGCACGCCTGCTTTAGCTTTTGCTACTGCCACGACCGAACTTCATGTCTTTAGGGTTGAAGTAACGCAATGCTGTTGGGCAGACCGCGCCGATCGCAGCTGCTAATAGTGCGGATGGGTCGGTGTTGCCTGTTACTGCTAGCGCAACAACCGCAGCAAGCATTGAGCGCCCGTAAGAGGCAAGTAGGGCTTTGTCACTTGGTTTCATGTGTTGGCTCCTTTGGTTTAGATTTTAGCCCATTCGAGGCAACTAAACCTGACAACGTGCCAGTCATAAATACCGTCAAAGTTGATAGCAGGTCAATAAAGGCAGCGTCATTGGGTGCTTGTTTGTCTATCGGTTGAGTAACAAACATCAGCGCATACACAAAACCGATAACGGTTATTGCAAACACAAACGCCATCACTAGGCCAACTACCACAATTAGTCGAGCGTGTAATTCTTCGGGTTTAAGGCGTGGTTTCATAAATTAAATCCCTTGTGCACGTTCCAGATGGATTGCAAATTGGTGGTTCGCATTCTGGTTTTTTCCAATTTGTTGGGTCTTGGCACGGGTAGCGATAAGAACCGTCATAACTGCACCCAGAGCAGCCCCACAAAACGACCGCGACAAGCGCGACGTAGCCGACAAGGTAACGCCATTTCATTAACTTAGTAGCGCGGCTACTTCGTCGGCAGTAAGTCCAAGTTTGACGAGTGTTGCTTCTTTAAGTATTTGGCGATCTGCTGCAGCTTTAGCAATTGCCTTTTTTGCCAGTACATCTAATTTGTGTTGTGCCAATTCATCATCGTTCATTGGTCGCGCTTCGTCACCGATTTGGATAATTGGAGTTGCCATGTTATGCCTCGCTTAATCCGTAAACCCTGTAAAAACCTGTAATTGTGTTTGCGCCAGCCGTCAAAAATGTTAGACCGTCGTTTGCTTCGTTTACCGCGTAATGTCCGCCGCTAGTTGAAAAGTAACGCGCCCCGCTAATTGTTGTTATTGCTGTGTTGCTTGACGCATTTGTTGGGTCATACACCATGATGGTTGCACCACCACCACCAGAACCGCCTCTAATAAAGTCGCTGAAAAATCCGATGCCGTTGCTACCTGTAGCCGCGGTTGCGCCGCCGTTGTTAATAAACCACGACGCGCCAAAATAGTTTGTAGCGGTTCGTGGTGTGCCCGCATTGTTTACGCGTATGTCTAAATCGTAATCTGTTGAAGCGGAAGTAATGTCTAAAATCACCATGTAGTTTTTATAGGTGCTAGTGAACACGCTTGCAGCCATTGACAAGGTAGTTACAGCGCTAAACGATGCGCCCGTAATGTAAACCATGCCGGGTGTTGTGCCGACCGACTGCCAAGTTGCGCCGTCGTAATACTGGGTCGCATTAGTTGCCTCAATGTATGCAAATTGGCCTTCGGCAAGCGTTTTTTCTCCAGCACCACCAAAAGCCGCGTCACGGGTTACGGTAGTTGCAAATACTGGTATACCCGTGTTTACTTCGGTCATTTGTGCAGCGGTAAGTACCTGGCCTGCGGTAAATGCTGGTACTGCGGTTTGTGCGTTGGCTCCCATAAGTGCTCCTATCCTAAGACATTTTCGGCGTCAAGTACGCCATAGATCAGATCATCCAAAATCAACTCGTACACAATCGTGGTTGGCGCGGTGCTGTACAAGACGCTGTGGCCTGTGCTGAAATCCAGCCGATGCTCGATGCCCTCAACTGACAGCTCTTGAGCCAACTGGGTTATGCCAGTACCGCTCGCAAACGATTTTTCCACGCTGATTGTGTCGCCAATGTCCACGGTTGCCAAAGTGTCTTTTTGGGCTGTAGTCAGCATCAGATATTTGGTTGCCACGGACGTGTAACGCGGTTCTGGCTCTGGGTTAAGCAAATAGGACGCGGCGGTGTCAATCTCTCCCTGCACATGAAGCAGGCTGTTTGTAATGCTTGACGTCTGAATAAAATATGTAGCAATTGACCCTGAATCCGTTGCGGTTGCCGTTTTGCCATCAAGAGCTGTGAGCACCGATCTGTTGATTACAGAGTCAGCCTCAAAACTAATGCCCACGCCATCAAACTTGTATCCCGTGCCATCGTCATGAAAATCGGCTACAGGCGCGCTTAACGTGTTTCCGATGCGCTCTTGAAATGTCAGCACTCCAGAGCGTGACATAAACAATCTGCCAAACTCCGCGGTGTCGTTAATTTGGGTGAGGTATTGCAAAACGTTTGTTCCTGCCGGCACGGTGTAAGCGCTGTCGTGGCCTAGGTTGACGGTGCCTGTGGCAATGCTTCGAGCGCCTGCTGGGAAGTCAACCTCTGGCAAATCTAGGACTGTTTCTATGCGTTCGCCTGATGTTTCTGGGGTGACGTTTAACTGGTCTAGGAATGTTTGTGCGAGTAGATAGAACTGGTCAGCGCAATACACGGTCACGGTGTCTAAACCGCCAAGCGCAAAGTTGTAGTCGTAGTTGACGACATAACCGTTGAACAATGATTCGGGCACATCGGTGTTGTCATATCGGATGAGTCGGACTTCGCGCAATGGGGCAAGACCTGGCTTGGCTTGCGGCGTGTCGTAGTACGGGCTGTTTTGGTCAAACGGGTTAAAGATACCGTCAACGTCTTGGATGGTGAATGTCATTGTGCCAGCGCTGAACTGATCGCCTACGTCACGGCGACCGCGCCGCACGTTGATGCTGACAGTCGAGTCCATTACATCGGCAAACTCGGTCGTACCGTCCAGCACATACTCGGTGTTGTTCAGTACGCCCTTAGGCGTGTCGTCTAGGACGAACGCGTCAACCTGAAAACCTGTGGCAATTTGTAAGTCATAGTTGCCAGAATCAACGACCGATACTCCTGGCATTACGCCACCTGTAACTGCAACGGCCCAGCGCTACGCGAATAGGCGCGCAAAGCGTTAACGACCGATTCACCGATCTCTGCGCTGGTGGCAAGTCCGCCTGTGACGTTAATTGTTATTCCGCCACCTGATTGCATGCGATCTAACGGCACTACGGCTTCTGGGCCTGCCTCGCCAATTAACGCAAGAGTAGGGGAATTGACAATGCCACCGTCAGCCATGCGCGGCAAATTCATACGGCTAGCGACCTGTGTTGCCGCACCACCGAGCGACGGCAAATTGACGTGCTGGATGGTCTTGATGTCTGGCGCAATTGGTATGGCGTTGTAAGCGCGAATAATGCCGTTGACCATCATGATGGCACCGTTTACTACGGACTCAAATGCGCCGAGTATGCCGTTAATTATTGCGTTTACGCCTGTCCTAAACCACTCAAATTTGTTGTATGCCACGACTAGCGCGGCTACCAATAGCGCTACGCCTGCAGCAATTAGGGCAAACGGGTTGAGCGCCATAGCAATGTTTGTTGCCACGATTGCAGCTGCGACTAAACCAATAGCGCCAGCAATAGCAAGAAATGCTTGCGGGTTGTCTTGAGCCCACATAGCAAACTTATTAAGTATCGGTAGCACGGCCTCGACTACTGGCAACAATGCAGCACCAATTGACTCTTTGGTTTCGCCAATGGAATTAGACAAAATTTTCATTTTGCCTGCAGCGGTGTCTGCTGCGTTTGCGGTTGCTCCGCCAAATGTCCCACCTAGCACGTCCATGACTTCGTTAAGGCTTGCGCCTTCTTTAATCATTGTTGCCATCTCTGGCGTCAACCCTCGAAGCGCCTTAAAGTTGCCTTGGTATGCCTTGGCAAGCGCGTCTGCAACGGTGCTGGAATCCATCTGCAACGCCGTGCTGATGTCCATGACAAGGTTCATGTCCTTCATAGCCAAGTCAACGTCTTTTGTACCGCGCACTAAAGCCTCTAATGACTTGCGATATTCCGTGTCAGCGATGCCAGACGCTCGAGACATTGCGCTGATCTGATCTTCAATCTGCGCGGTCTGTGCAGCGCCAGCGCCAGTCACATTTTGCAAAGTAAGCGCTAACGCCGCCTGCTCTTGCTGATCTTCCATCGCCGCTTTGGTTGCGTCACCAAGCGCCAAAGCCAAACCGCCAAGCGCCGCAGCTGCCGGCACCGCAGCCTTCTTAATTGCAAACTGGGCTTTCTCGGATGTCGTTTCCAGTTGCTTAAATTGGGCAATAGCCTTCTTAATCCCTTTGCCGTCAAACTCTGAAATGATCGGGATATTAATTGCCATTACGCGGTCTCTCTGTTCGCTTCTTCCATGACGCGCTTAACCAGTTGTTCCATCTCGGACATGACATCACTTTGGCGTTGCTCGTACGCTTTCCACATTACTCGCGAATGACTGCCATAGCGTGCAGTTAGCGCTCGCCCTAATGAGCCAGCCATAGACGTGTCAAACATGGTGCCAGTCGCGCCCTTCCATTGGATGCCAAAGGTTCCGACATTGGTTTTGTTTCCGCTGTATTCCTTGATCGCTCGAGTATTAATCTTGGCAGCGATTTTTTGTTTCATGCCAGGTATCCACGGCAAGATTTGAAACCCTGATCGGGTTTGCCAGTTGCGCGCCATACCAGACAGCGGAACGCCAGTAGGCACAAATTTGTTTGCATCGTCAATAACAGGCTTAACGATCTGTTTGTAACTTGTTGTAATTTCTCGGCGCAGGTTTTTGTCAATCTTGTTGAGGGTCTTCAAGGCGTCCTTAAGCCCTACGACCTCAATTTTTGCCGATACTTCCGCCACGTTATCTCCGTTTTTTGTTTGCCTCGTTAAGCACTTTAATGACCGTTGCTATATCTCGAGCGTCAAACACAATGTCGCTAGGCCACCAACCGACCGCGACCAAAATCTCTGCTAGTTGGCGGCGGTAGGTGCCGCGTCCGTAGGGTTTGGGTCAGTCTCGTCCAATACCGGAATGATCTCCAGCTCTGGGTTTTTGCTAATCCATTCGCGCCAGTTGTCGCCAACTTGCTCGCCTTTAAGTTTCAAGATCGTGTGCATCCAACAGCAGTAATCGCTGTACAGCGGTTGCGTTGATAGTTGCTGGATGTTGCGGCGCTCGAGTCTCTCCCACTCGGTGACTACAAACAGGTTTGTGTAGTAATACTCGGGTGCGCTGTCGAACGTGCGCTTCAACTGCAACTTGATTTTCATGTTTCTCCTATGTCGGCTTGGAGCCGTTGATTATGCGGTGGTGTCAATCGTCAACGCGCCACCCATAAACGTGAGGTCATAGGTTGACAACTCGCCAAGGGATGCGTTGATAACTGGCAACGACTCAAGGTAGCAACCCGTCAAAATAAACTTTGGGTTGGTTGCTGACTCTGCACCTGACGCTGGGGTCAAGGTGATGTTGGTCTTAGTGCCAACCAATGGGAACAATGTTGCGTAAGTTTCGGTTGCTGCAAACGACGCGTACATCGTCAAGGTCACTTCGTTGTTAACAAGGCCAGCGGTGTAACTGCGTGAGTTTGTGCCGAACGCGGTGTCTTCAAGCGCTTCAACCAGATAGGTCAATGTCGCTGCGCTGCACATGTCGGTCAGATCAACGGCGTTAATTGTGAGGACTGGGTTCGAGAGGTAAGTGCTACTGGCCATAAATGCTCCTTAGGTTATGTTCTGATAGTAGATGATTTGTGTTCGGTAGTTGTGGATTATGCGGTCTGGGCTTGTACGGCACAGTCAAGGTCGTAGCACGGGTACAACGCGCCACCAATCTCAAGGCTTGACGGACGGCCACCCATGACGATGATCTTTGAGCCAAGCACGGTTGCAACAATGCTAAGAATCTGACGCAGTACCGGCAGACCTGCTGGCCCCGAGCCGATCACTTTGACGGGGAACTCGAGGCGCACCACGTTGCCGTTGCCTGCAAACGTCGTGAAGTTTGGCGCGTCTAAATAAACCGAGTTACTAACAAGTTTGGTTGCATCATTTATTACACGGAGTCCAGTTACCGCGGTCAGCGTTGCGGTGACGTCATCAATCGCTTCGTTGAATAGGTCGGTGTAAGACATTAGGCAACCGCTGGACGTGGGATGCCAAGCAGCTGCTTGACGATCGGGGTCAGGCTTTGCTGTGGTGCCGAGCCCATGCTGTCAAACGTGGCGTAGGTTGCCTCTATTGAGCCCCTAGAGCGCCACAGAGCGGCGCAATACATCAAAGTGCCCAATGTTGCGTCACCGCCAGGAGAGGTCGTTAGGGAGTCGATATATCCCGATTCCTGACGCCTGCGATAGCAGAACTGGTTGCCAGCAGACACCGATTGCGTCAGCAACGTGTAGTCGTCCGACGGGTTAGGAATGTTTATACCCAAATATGTTGCAACTTGCGCAGCTGTAACCCACGTGCAAACAGGGTCATACGAGACGGTGCCAGACGCGGCGGTGCGCTCCACGTTGTTAGCAACCTTGGCGTAAAGCACCTGATCTGCAACTGGCATTTGATAGTCGTAAAGCAGGTCGCCTTCTGTATCAACACCAATAAACAAATACTGTGGCAATGCGCGCACGCTGTAAGTGCCGTTAAATGTGGCGTCAACGCCTGCGACCGTAATTGACTGGCCGACTGCAATCTCGCTGGGGGTCAGGAGTTGCAGTACGGCAAAGTCATCAATTAGGTACTTGTTGGTAACCGTGTATGTTGCCATGAGCGGATGCTCCGCTCTCGACTAGGCGATTGCGATTGACTTAACCTGATCGCCATCTGCGATGAAGGTTGAGACGTAGCCGTAGTAGGAGAATGTGCGACCCAAGGTTGCAGGTACTTCTACCGACATGATTCCACGAACTTGCTCGTAGAACTCAATCGCTGTTCCGCGTGCTACGACCATGGTGTTGTCAGCAAATGCGCGGTCAACAACCAAGTTCAATCCGAGTGGGTTAAACGTGTTCATTTGTGTCACGTTTGCGGTGCCCATTCCGTTGATGCCCATCAATCCTGCTGCGCCGGTGTACGGGAAAATTGGTCGCTTATCTCCGTCCAACTGACTTCCCATTTTTTTCCATACGTCCGGACTGACGAAAATGTGGTCAGGCAGGAAGTTGGTTGCGGTGAGGATGTCGGTTGCTGCGTCGTACAATGCTGCGATCAACGATGTTGGGTTGTCAGCTGTAACTGTCCAGGTTGAACCTGATG